GAGATATTATTATCCATAAAGGATCAAATCCATCAGGACAAAATTTGACAGTATATATTAACTGTATTGTTAATTCTTTGCAATTAAGATGTGCATATTTTCACCTTTGGCCTAAACACCTAGGTCAGCCAAAACCTTTTCGTGAGGTTTGTGCTATTATGACTTATGGTGATGATGTTAAAGGTTCTGTAAAGAAAGGCTATGATTGGTTTAATCATATTTCATATGCTGATTTCTTAAGAGAACGTGATATGGTTTTTACTATGCCAGATAAAGAATCTGAACCTACCCCATACATGAATGATCTCGAAGCTGATTTTTTGAAGCGTGAGAATGTATTTAATGAGGATACTGGAATGATTCATGGAGCTCTAACTGAAGAATCCATTTTCAAAAGTCTCCATACTGTTTTAGAATCCAAGGTTGTTTCTCTTGAAGATCAAGCTGCTGGTAATATTGATGGAGCTTTACGCGAATGGTGGCAACACGGCAAAAAAGTCTATGAATTACGTAGAAAACAAATGAAAGAAGTTGCATTTAAATGCGGAATGACTAATTCTTGCAGTATGCTAACTGAATCTTATGAAGACCGTTTGAAACACTTTCAAGTTCGTTATCTAGGTCATGAACCCGATAAGATTGATGAAGTATCTGATGAAGATACATTCATCTCTGTTGTAGGTGACGAGTGGGATTTCTCAGAATAAATCCCTTCCGCCTTGGAGAGGCGTAAAATCTATCCACTCCGGAACTATTCGTAGTATAAGTTTAAAATAGTTGTGTATATATGGATACTACATATTTTTTAATTTATATGTTTATATAATATATGGAAGCTTTGTACATATAGACATCCTACTCTTAGGATACCGGTTTTTACTGGTGGTTTCGTCAGCCAACAAAACATGTTGCACACATGAGCAGAAGGTACTGCCGTGATGTGTATGTAAATAAAATTTGCCTACCTCAAACAATAATTACAATAAAAATAGTCTTGGAACTGACTCAAATAGTTCTTCTATCGGTGCTTATAGTGTCTCAAAAGCATCTGATAGCATATCAACGCAAAACGTACATTTTGTCGATGGAGACACACCATGGTCTTACGACATTTCATCATCACCAGATGTCACAACTAAGCTCTCAGGATTCTCTGACGCAGAGCTCGGTTCCTTCCTCAGTCGTCCTCTTAAAATCAAAGAATACACTTGGACTCCGGAGAGTACTCGCCTGTATGAGACATTTAATCCGTGGACTGAGTTTTTTACCAATATAGATGTTATGGAAAAGATTAATCGTTTTAGAAATTTACGCTGTAATTTGCGTATGAAAATAATGTTGAACGGAAATTCTTTCTATTATGGTCGTGCTTTAGTTTCGTATAACCCTTATTTAACTAACGATTCTGTAACACTGAATCGTGCGTTCTTTGCACAAGATCTTGTTGGTGCTTCTCAAAAACCACATTTTATGCTTGATCC